ATGGAGCCCGAAAAATCTTCGCAATCAGCGGCGTCTGAAGAATCGGTAAAATATCCAGCGGCGTTCGTGCGCGCGGTCGGGCGGCTGCTGGTCGATGAAGGCGGCTACGTCGATAACCCCGAGGATCCCGGCGGGGCGACCAAATTCGGAATTTCGCAGCGCGACTATCCCGAGCTCGATATCAAGGCGCTGACGCGCGAAGCGGCGGCGGCGATCTACTTCCGCGACTGGTGGGAGCGCTATCGCTTTTCGGATTTGTCTGGCGCGATCGGCGCGAAGCTCTTCGATCTCAGCGTCAACATGGGTCCCGACCACGCGGCCAAGTGTCTCCAGCGGGCCTCGCGGGCGTGCGGGCGGCCGGTGGTCGAGGACGGAGTGCTGGGGCCGGCGAGCCTGCGCGCGATTCGGGCGGTGAATCAGCTCGCACTGATGGCGGCGTTCAGATCAGAGGCGGCCGGCTACTACCGGGCGATTGCGGCGCTCGAGCGCGGGCGGCGCGACGATGCCGATCGAGAATTTCTTCAGGGATGGATTAACCGGGCCTACGAATGAGGCGCGGCGCGAACGGGTCGTGGCGCGCGCACGAGGGCGGGGTCCGCAAGCGGAAGAGGTAATCGAGAAATGGGTAACGTTGGGGCTTTGCTTACGGCCGGCTACGTAATTGCGGGACTGGTCGGATTTATCCTGGGCACAATCTTCGGGCGGTATCTGCTGGCTGACGCGCGCGCCGCGATGCTCGCGATGGGAGCACGGCTGGTCGCGCTGGAGATGAAGGTGAACGGGGGCGGTGCGGGAGCTTCCGGTTCCGGACCGGGTATCGCGAGCGCGAGTGCCGCCGCGATCGACCATCATGCGGTCGCGACCGAGAAGCTCGCGGCGGCGATCGAGAAGCATGCGGCGGCGGTGGACGAGCATGGCGCGGCGACGGTGGCGGCGGCGGTCGAGTCGGCGGCGGCGGTCGAGTCAGCGGCGCGGCCGGCCGGATCGGTTGCGCCGGCAGCGTCCGCATAGGCGGCGAACTGAGTATCGCGGCGGCCACGGAACAACGGAGCAGATGCGATGTCAGCGATCCTGATTTTGGTTGCGCGCCACTGGCGGATTGGAGTTGTGGCGCTGGCGCTCGGAGTTGCAGGGGTGTGGGCCGCGGTGATGATCCATGAGCGCAACGCGGCGCGCGCCGAGAGCATCCGGCTCACGGCGCAGGTCGCGGATCTGAAAGCGAGCAACGGATCGCTGCAGGCGGCGATCACGACGCAGAACGCGGCGGTCGACAAGCTGCGGACGACGCTGCTCAACGAGAATGCGGCGGCCGTGGCGCGCGAGAGCGCCGCGGCCGCGCGCGGCGCGCAGGCGGTAGTGGCGGCGGGGAATCGGGCGGCGGCGCTCGAGCATTCGGCGGTCGGCGCGGGATGCGGCGCGGCGATCACATGGGCGAATCAACAGGCAATGGAGCTAGGCAGATGGTCGCCCCGGAAATTGCGTTGAGCGGGCCGGCTGGCGTCGCCGCAGCGGATGCGGATCGCGGAGATGCGGGCGCGGAACGGACGATGTCGGAAGTGCGGAAGAATCAGCGGGCGTATCAGGTGGTCGGCGCGGATGGGCCCGGAGCGGGACGGGAAAAATGTACCGGTATCGAGAGCGGGAAGAGCGGCGCGCGCGTGGACTGGCGTGCGCGAATTTGGCGTGCGTGGCGCGGGCCGCGGGCGATCGTGATGGTAGCGGTGATTGGGGCGGTCACGGCGGGCGGATGCGCGACAGCGCCGCCGCCGGCTCCGCGGGCGATCATGGTCCGGGTTCCGGTGCCGATCGAAATACCGTGCCAGGTGGCGGCGATGGGGCGGCCGGCGATGCCGATTGCGGAACTCGGGGCGGACTCGGCGCCGGCCGACACGGTGCGCGCGTATGCCGCGACGGTTGCGATTTTGAAGGGCGCCGTCGAGCAGCGCGACGCAGCATTGAGCGGATGCGAATCGGCGGGAGAAGTGAAGGCGGCGCGATGAAGTTCTTGAGCGACATCCTGACCGGCAAGGACAACCTGACTTATGACGCAGGGCGCGTGGTCGGAGTGCTGGGGGCGCTGATGTATATCGCGTACTGGACGGTCCAGGTCGCGATGACGCGCCGTTTCACGCCGAGCGACGCGGACGCCTACGGCAAGGGCTTTGGGATGGTGCTGCTGGCGATGGCCGGGGCGCTCGCGATCAAGTCGGGGACGGAGCCAGACGCGAAATGAGTGACTGGGATGCGGTGGGAGCGGTCGCGGTGGCGTCGATGACGTTTATCGCGATGAACGTGGGCGCGCTCAGATGGTTTTTCGAGCGGCACGAGCGCGGCGTGATCGGGCAGATGCAGGCGCTCAAGCGCGAAGGGACCGACTTTTCCCATCAGGTGGAGCGCGAACTGTTGAAGCTCAAGGCACAGTTGCCGCTCGAGTATGTGCGGCGCGAGGACTGGATCCGCTTTTCGAGCACGCTGGACGCGAAGTTCGACGCGATGCGGATCGAGATGCGCGAAGAGATCGAGCAGATTCGCGAGCGGCTTGAGGAGCGCCTTCACACCTTTTGAGCTGGTGCGCAGCGCGAAAGATCAGGGGCCGGCGCAGCCGTGGGGCGGTCCCGAAACGGGACGCGGCCAGCGGAGAGACTGGTGAGCAAGATGGATGCAATGAGTATCGAGCAGAAGAATCGCGAGGAGGCGCGCTGGAGAATCCTGCGCGTGCTCGATGCGGGTCGGCCGATCGCCGTGCTGGAGACGATAATCTGGCGGGTGCTAACCGATATCAAGTTGTCGCTGTCGCTGTTGGCGATCAGGCGGGAACTCAGTTATCTGCGCGACCTCAGCCTTATCGAGATCGAGGGCGAGGACGCCGATATGTGGTACGCGAAGCTGACCGCGGCGGGGGTCGACGTGGTCGAGTATACGGCGCCGGCGCCGCCCGGAGTGGCGCGTCCGCGCAAGTACTGGTGACGGGAGGCGGGGGCAAATCCGGGTGGCGCGAATGACCAGCCGATCCAAAGTACTGAAGCTGCCGGCCAAGCTGCGCGACGAGCTCGACCATCGGATTGTGGCGGGCCATTTTTCCAACTACGCCGGCCTGGCGCGCTGGCTCGAACGCAACGGCTGCGAGATTGGAACACGAGTGCTGCAAGCATACGGGCAGGGACTCGAGCGGCGGCTCGAGGCGGTCAGGCTCGCGACCGTGCAGGCGCGCGCGGTGGTCGCAGCGACCGACGGCGAGGACGACATGGTGAGCCAGGCGCTGATGCGGCTGGTGCAGGCGGACCTGTTCAAGGTGCTGGTCGAACTCAAGGAGACCAATCTGAAGGATGTGGACCTGACGGCGCTCGCGCGCCACGTCGCGGGAATGGGACGGGCGGTGATCGAGATGCGCCGGCTTACCGAGGCGATGCGTGAGGGAGTGGGGAAGCGGGTGCAGAGTGCGCGGCGGCGGGTGGCGAAGGCGGTCAGGCTCGATGCGGGCGGAGGGTTGTCGCCGGCGGCGGCGCTCGAGATTCGCAAGGCGCTACTCGCGATAACCCAGGCGCCGGAGCTGAGCGCGTCGGTGGAGCAACTGCCCGAGCCGCTCGCGGCCGTGCTGGCGTCGTCGGAGAAGGGGCCGCCACGGACTGGTAACAGTCCGGAGAAGATCGCAAGCGGGATCGGGCAGGCGACGGACGGCGAAAACGGATCCGGCGGCGCGCCAGGCGAGCGGTAACGAGGCGTCGGACGAGTAGAGAATCCGCGCGCGGTATTGCGACGGAGGCGCGACAACGGACGGGGCGAGTCGCAAAAGAATCGGACGGGGAGGGTGGGAGAATGAAAAAGGCGGCAAAGACCAATGACGAACCGGACGCGGGTCCGGTCGAGGGCAAGGCGCGGCGGCGGCTGAAGCAGGGATCGAAGCGCGTTGCGACTCCGGCTTCGACCGCGAGTGCGGCGGTGCAAGTGCAAGAGCGCGTTGAGCGAGTGGCGGCCGGCGGCGCGAATTCTTTATTGAAACAGAAATCGATCGGCGAAATGGCGGCGAGCGAAGGCGTGCTGCTGCCCTACCAGGTGCGGTGGATGGCCGACACGTCGGCGGTCAAGGTGGCGGAGAAATCGCGGCGGATCGGAATCACCTGGACCGAAGCCGCCGATGCGGCGCTGACGGCGGCGGCGCGCGGCGGGATGGACGTCTGGTACCTGGGCTACAACCGCGACATGGCGCGCGAGTTCGTCGATACCGCAGGCGAGTGGGCGCGCCAGTTCAACAAGGCCGCGCGCGCGGTCGAGGAGATCGCGGTCGAGGACGAGCGGCGCGACATTTTGGCGTACCGGATTCGTTTCGGGTCGGGACACAAGATCGTTGCGCTGAGCTCGCGGCCGTCGAATCTGCGCGGCAAGCAGGGGCGGGCGGTGATCGACGAGGCGGCGTTTCACGACGATCTGGGCGGGCTTTTGAAGGCTGCGATGGCGTTCACGATGTGGGGCGGGCAGGTGCGCGTGATCTCGACTCATAACGGGGCGGAGAACGCGTTCAACGAGCTGGTCAACGATATCCGATCGGGGCGGAGGCCCTTTTCGCTCCATCGCGTGACGCTCGATGACGCTCTGCGAGAGGGACTTTACCATCGCATCTGCGTGCGGACGGGACGGAAGTGGACGGCCGAGAGCGAGCGCGGGTGGCGGCGGCGGATTTTCGAGGAGTACGGCGAGGATGCAGCCGAGGAGCTTTTGTGCGAACCGCGGCGGAGCTCGGGCGCGTTCCTCAGCTCGATGCTGGTCGAGAGCCGGATGCGCGCGGGCGCGCCGGTTGTCCGATGGGCGGTGGCGGACGGCTTTGCCGAACGGGCGGAGAATTTCCGCGAGGCCGAGACGCGCGAGTGGTGCGAGCGGAATCTGGCGGGGCCGATCGCGGCGCTCGACGCGAATCTGCTGAGCTGCTTCGGCGAGGATTTCGGGCGCTCGGGCGATTTGACGGTGATATGGCCGCTGCAGATGGCGCCCAACCTGGTGCGGCGGACGCCGTTCGTGGTCGAGCTTCGCAACGTGCCG